CTTTTTATACACTAGGGAAGTCTGCTTATTTGGATGGAAACTCTAAGATATACTACCAACAATCTGAGTATTTAAATGCGTTGTTGTTCCGATCTTTTTATCCGTTATACAAAGAGGTGACAAAGAAGCTATCATCTTTTTTTGGTGAGTGGATAGTGTTTAATCCTAAATTGGCTTTACCCGGTTTCCATATTTTCCCTGCTGATAAAAAACTATTATCTGTTGCTGGGAACTGGCATCTCGACTCACCTCATGAAACTTTAGGAGTTGGAGAAAAAGATGCTTACGCTTTCACCATTGCAATTGAGTTACCGACAGGTGGGGGTGGAATGGATGTAAAGATAGGGGGAGATTCAGATGAATATGTTGAGTATAAAGTTGGTGAACTTTTGCTCCACGATGGAATGACTCCCCATAGGATTTCACCGTATAGAAAATATATTGAAGGAGAACATAGAATCACAATGCAAGGCCACATTGTCAGGGATGGTAAGGAATTAATAACTTTTTGGTGAGGAGACAAAAATGGTTAAAATGGGGATGATTAGAAAAAGGATATTGGTAAAAGCAGATGAACTTCCAGAAACAACAAAGGGGGGTTTGTACTTAGCAAAACAAGGGGATGTTTCAGAAGATGATAGACATATATATAGCCATACTGGTACAGGCAAGGTTGTGAGGAGAGCAGAAAATGTTGTTGGGATTGAGGTGGGCGATAGAGTGTTTTTTGGTAAGCATGTGGGTGCGCCAATTAAGATTGAAGGCGAACAATTTTTGATGATGAAAGAGGAAGACATTCAAGCAACGGTTGGCAATTCAAATATTAGTTAATTATAAGTAGTTGATAAGTGGGGGCTTACGGTTATTCGTACTGTAGCCCTTATTTATTTATTGATTATAGTTGACAATGTAACCAGATATGATAAGATCTGTGTATGAACTTAACGAAACAAAATTCAAACTTAACGGGGAGAGATGAAATGAAATATACATTACAACATGTAGCAAATGGCAATTGTATTATAGATGAACAACAATTTAATACTGAAGAAGAAATGGAAGCATACATTGATAGTGAATGTTTACCAGTATGGGAAAATGGAGATAGCATTATTTGTAACGGCTCAAGAAGAGAATGTTTTGATAACTATGAAGTATAAACAACATTTAACTAACAGGGGGTTCGCCCCCTCAACTGGGAGAAACAAAATGGCATCGCCACTACAGTACAAAGTTTATAGCAAGAATGGAAAATATTGGGCAGTACTTAGAACGCTAAATATGGCTCAAGCATTAATGAAACTATGCAACTGTGAAATAAAGATTAAGTTTAGAAATAAAATTGTAGATAAAAACTATTAACTAACAGGGGGCTTCGGCCCCTAACTGGGAGAGATGAGATGGCAAACTACAATCAAGACCATGTGTTCCAATATTGGCATTCAAGAGGAATTGGTGGGTATAAATGGGTGGGTGGCAAATCATTATGTAATATTAATATTTGTGCAATCAAATCGCATTCTAAAAAAGCTAAAAATTTTCAATGGGGAGAGATGAGATGAATAACTATTTTGAAAAAATTGCATGGGGAATACTTCTTATGTCTGTTGCATATATCGGTGGGCATTTATTAATCGCAACAATTAAATAAACGGAGAGTTATGGAAAATACATATAGTTACCTATTGGGACGGCCTCCCCTAAAATTGGCTGACAGGACAAAGTCAAGTGGAGGTCCAAGAGTTCAGATCAGGTTCAAGAGTGACAAGCAACGAGACATGATTCACAAAGTGGTAAGTGCGATCAATGCAGGATCAGCTTATGGAGATATAACTTTTAATAGCTTTGTTTCAGGGGTAGCGTTTCGAGAAGCTGAGAGAATTTTAAAAGAAGAGGAGTATTAAAAAAACGGGGAGAGGGAGCCGAAGCCCTCCCCCCATCGGAGGCACAATTGAGAACTGAGAGTAACTCAATTGAAGCTCAACCCTAACACAATCCCACCTAATTTAGTATGATTTAATCCTAGGTTTTTCCATACTAACTTCCTAGCATCATTTAATCTGTTTGAAATTCCATAAAAGTTAAGGCATAATAAAATGGAATGTAATCTAGAATATATTCTGGGGTAAACATATGTTTGATTTTCCGGGGATGATCTCATCAGTAACAGGATTAGCCTCAAAGTTCATACAAGATAAAGACCTAAAAACAAAACTTGAATCTGCTATCAAAGAGAAAATGCTGGAGCATGAGGTCCAGTTCGTTTCCTACCAACGTGACATCATCACAGCAGAAGCAAAAAGCCAGAGTTCATTGGCAAGAAACTGGAGGCCGATAACCATGTTGGTGTTTGTATTAATCATAGCTAATAATTACTTAGTCTATCCATACATACAATTATTTGGTGGCACGGCAGTTCAGCTACCTATACCACCTGACATGTGGGATCTTCTCAAGCTGGGGATAGGTGGCTATATAGCAGGAAGGTCGGTTGAGAAAGGAATTGAAAGTTGGAAAAAAAAGGAGAAATAAATGGTAACAAAAGCAAATAAACTTAATTCAGCATATGCAAAAGCAAAAGCAAAAAGTCCACAAGCAAGAATACAGAAAAGGATTAATCAAAAACTAGCTCAACCAACCAAGCCTAAAGTAAAACCAAAACCATCTAAAGCTAGGTCTACAGGCACGATTAAAAAACGGGCTAATAAAATGTTTGACTCATTCTAATCATGGGGAAAGAACGCACAATGAATGAAGCTGTTCAGATAAATAAGTTGACTGAAAAACAAAAAGTTTTCTGCCGTGAGTATTTGGTTGATCTAAATGCAACACAGGCTTATATTAGAGCAGGTTACAGCGAGAATGGGGCTAGTGAAAGCTCTTGCCGATTACTAAGTAATGTTAAGGTTCAAGAATTTATTAAGGACAAGTTGAAGGAGCGTGAGAAGAGAACTAATATCAATGCTGATGACTTGTTGCAATACTGGCATGACCTGACTTACACCCCGATGGATGAAATGTTTGATCAGGGTCCAGACGGTACGTTTATACCAAAGTCTTTTTCTGGAATGACAGCAAGGGCCAAGCGTTGTGTAAGTGAGATGAAAAGCCAATTTGCAGCAGATGGTACTGGATGGCAATCAATTAAAAGACTAGACCAAATTAAAGCATCAGAGATGTTGGGCAAGAGTTTAGGATTGTTCAAGGATAAGCTAGAGGTTAGTGGTGGAGAGAAACCTATTAAGGTTTTAAACATTATAGGCGTTGTGCCTGAAGGCGAAGATGACACAGATTTTAACTGAAGAAGTTGATGTTGAGATCCCTGAGCCTTTCATGGATCTATATAAACCTTGTAGGTATAAAGCTTATTTTGGGGGTCGAGGTTCAGCAAAGTCTCATTCATTTGCAAAAGCTTTACTGTGTGAGGGCTATGAAAAGAAATTAAGGATTCTATGTGGTCGAGAGGTTCAACGATCTATTAAAGATTCAGTTAAGTTATTGTTAGACGATCAGATCGAGATACTAGGATTGCAGGATCATTACACATCTTTGCAGAATGAAATCAGGGGAGCTAATGGCACGGTGTTTTTATTTGCTGGCCTTGGGGCAATGACTACAGATCAGATAAAATCTTTAGAGGGAATAAATCGTTGTTGGATTGAAGAGGCACAAAACATTTCACAGCGATCTTTAGAGGTATTGATACCAACGATTAGACAACCGGGTAGTGAGTTATGGTTTAGTTGGAACCCAAGGAACGCAAATGACCCAGTTGATAAGTTGTTTAGGGGTGAAGTCACTCCAAAGAATGCAATCATCAAGAAAGTTAACTTTGATGATAATAAATTTTTTCCTAAAGAGCTAAACGATGAAAGAATATTTGATAAAGATCAGAAGAAAGATAGGTACAGCCATATCTGGATGGGGGAATATGAACCTACCTGCGTGGGTGCAATTTGGGACCGTCAGACGTTTCATCAGAACAGGCGTCAAGAAGTGCCAGAGATGGGCAGGATCGTTGTCAGCATTGATCCAGCAATTTCGTCTGAAGAGAAATCTAACGAGCATGGGATTGTTGTTGTGGGTATTGGCTCTGATGGGCGTGGTTATGTGCTTGATGATGTATCTCTAAAAGGTACACCATCTCAATGGGCTAATCGGGCTGTGAGTATATTTCATAAATGGGATTCTGACTCAGTGGTAATTGAGGTTAATCAAGGGGGCGATATGTGTAGAAATACGCTTACAAGTGTTGAACCCGGTTTGCCAATCGTGGAAGTTAGGGCAACACGAGGCAAGCATGTTCGGGCAGAGCCAATCAGCTCTCTTTATAGTTTAGGCCGTATCAGTCATGTAGGTACGTTCCCAGAGTTAGAAGATCAAATGTGCCAGATGGTGGCAGGAGGTTATGCAGGAGAAGGCTCACCCGATAGAGTAGACGCACTTGTTTGGGGATTCACTCATTTGTTTCCTAAGTTGGTGCAAAGACCAACTACTGCTAGGAAACGATTAACTCCACGGGCAGCTACTGGATGGTTAGGATGAACAACCAAATTGAATTAGACCAGAAAGAAATGCAAGGCAAACTTGAGGAAGCAGTATCTCAAACAGGCAGAAGCATGGTGCGTTTGAAAAACGAATATCATCAGCTTAAAGTAATAATGGACGATCTTGAATATGAATTAAAGTTATCAAAGCAAGCAAACAAATGAGGATTTTGCATAATGGCTAAAAGAAAAAAAATGGGTTGGGATGAGTTAGATGGGTTGGGTTATATTGGGTTAATGAGTGCCGAAGATTCTGATGATAGCTCATCACTAGGGAATACGGCTGATTCAGTTGGGGATTTTGCTGACCTCTTGATGAAACTTGTTCCTGCTATAAAAACGCTTAGTGGTGACCCTAACGACAGTTCAATGGGTGGAGATGGTGGGAATGGTAACACAAGCTACGATAATCTCGATATCGGATCAGCTTTTGATGGTGCTAGAGGTATTGATGAATTGCTCCCATCTGGTAAGGGTGGTGGCAAAAGTGGTGGTCTTGGATCTCTAGCTAGAATGTTCAGCTAATGAATTTAGCAGATATGTTAAGAAATAGCCCATTAAGACGGCAACGAAATGAAGGCCAAGGTGAGTATGACAGGCCAGAGTCCTATTACAGAAACCAAGGTATTGATGGACAGCCATTACCAAGCATCTCTGATAGATTGCAATCAATGGGCATGGATTCAAGTATTAAGGATCGTCCAATGCTTATACCTGTTAGGGAAGATGGCGAATGGACAGCCCCAGAATGGTTTCACAGTATGGCAAGAGGGGCAATGCTTCCAGCCCAAGCAGCATTGGGTGGAACGGTTACTCCATTAGATACTGCGATGGCAACGGCTGACTTTGCTGGTGGTGGTTTGCTTTCATCGAAGGCTATCCCAAACGCAATCCCAGATGGTTCGGTGTTAGGTGCAACGGTTTACCACGGTTCACCACATAAGTTCGACAAGTTTGAT